CCCCTAATTGATATTCCATTTGAAATCCTTTTAATGAATATGGACCAGTTGAATTAGCCCCATCTTCTACTCTTAATGCTACAGCAAAGCCTGAACCCTCTACCGATTTTCTAACGATTGGTGATGAAGGACCACCATATGCAGATGTGCCATAGACTGAAGACCCATAAACACCACCTACATTCAAACTATCTAAGGCATACGCTGCAGGTCGTGTAGAGTTTGCATCTTCGTAATCATAACGTACAAACATATCAGCATCAATAGTTGATTCGGGTGCATAGTTAATATTTACTCTTTGCATATGTTTTCGCACACCAGGATCACCAAAAGTTAAATCTGGACTACGATACTTAGCTTGAATTAATGTACCATTAAATGTATCGCCTTGATCTTGTCTATAGACATATCCATCAAAGCCACCGTGTACAGCTATGACATCTCCTGCTTCTACTACACTGTCTGTACAGTTAGGACGTATACCTTTCATTTGTGAAAACTCAAAGTTTTGTCCTTTTAGTACACATATAACTCCTAATGTAGCAGCTTGTGCGCCGCCTTCTTTAGAAAAGAATATTCTATATTGTGTTTTGTCAGGTATAACTAAAGATGTAAAGTTTGAGGAATCTGTAAGATTTTCTCTAAAGATAGACTGTACATTAGAACTAATTGTACCTAACTCAACGTCACCAATTCTTGCAGTACCAGCAATAGTACGTAATCCATCTGGTCCTAAAAATATTAAGTCGCCAGCAAATTCTTGTATTGTGTCGCCGTTTACACAACCAATGTTACGGGTAACAGGTGTAACTGCAAAGTTACTACTTGTAGTTCCTGATAGTTTAAATATTCTGTTTTCACAAAAGATAAATAAATCTTCACGGAAAACTTTTAGTCCTACAATCGTATCGTCAACTTTAAAACTACCTGCACCACTAGCCGTAGCAAAGTTGTCTTCGTCAAACGGAACACTGAATACTACTTCTTGTGGGGTGTTAGGCATACCTGCGTAGAACATATGGCTTTTAAAAGCCGCTACGTCTTTTGCCCCAGTAACTACAGTACTTACTTCTCCTCCACCTGCAGATGAAACATCTGTTGCAGATAGAGATGTATTAAATATAGTTGGTGCATTTACTTGGTCTACAAAAATAAACTTATCATTACCGTCGAAGTTAAATCTTTCAAATTTGTATTTAGCGGCGGATGTTCTGCCTGTATCCCTGACTGTCCAACTTTCTGATACAGTATCTGAAGCTGAATGTGCGGCGGCAGTTGTACTACTTGTTGCGCGTGTGACACCAGTAAGAGTTGTAGCTGTCTTACCTGTATATGTAAATATTTCTGAGTTAATACCTACAGTGCCACTCGAACTAAATGAAGTAGTAGACTTTACATTAATAGTTCCAGATCCTGTCATACCAGTAGATGAAGCAATTTTTTGACTTAGTGTTGTGCTGGCTGAACTATATATTTTCTCACCTCTAGCAGCAAGAATATAGTTATTAAATAGTGCAGACATTAATATTGGTTCACTGCTTATTGTAGTTTCAGGAACTTGTTGAAAAACGTAAGGTTCAAAACCATTGATGCGCCTGTAGCCGCCTTCAACGTCAGGCTCAAAGTTAGTTAACTCTAACGCCTGTCCTGGTTGCATAATAAAAGTAGATTGGTTAAGAACTAATCCACCTTCGCAGTTAAATGAAAAAGGTTGTACCTGTGAATTGTCTGGCATTAATTTACTCTAAGTGAGGAGCTAAAGCCACCTCTAGCGTTTCCTGGTAGGTACGTAGACCTAACATACTCAAATTTATTAACTAACAAAGTTTGCATATTCTTTATACCTTGCTCGAACCTTGTAAAGTTTATGCCGTACTGTTGTACTTCACCTCGATACTGATATACAAAAGCAGTAGCACCATCAACAATCACCGCCGCAAAACGATCAGGTATTGTTGTTGTACTCCCGTGTACAGACATATCTGTAGGGAAAGTAAAGTAGTCAAATTTTATTACAAAGGATTTGGTGGGGTATGGGTATAATAAGTAATTATTGTCTAAGGTGCGTACAACGTGTGTGGGTACACCCCCGTCGTCGAATTGCGTTACAACTACACCGCTAGAGTGAGCAGCAGCAGTTGTGCTATTTGCACCACGGGTACAACCCGTAATGTCATTACCGCTAATAGCAGTATATGTTACTTCCTCATTACCTATATATACTTTACCTGCACTATCTAAACCAGTAGTTGAAGTAAGTGTAAGAGTAGCAACCGAATCTGAATGTGAACCATTTAAGGTTGTAGAAATAATTAAGTCTTCTTGATCTACGTGTTTATTAATATAATCATTGTAGTCAAGGATACCTAGTTTACCACCGCTGTTGCCTAGTGTGTCATTAGCTACTATTCTAAATGTATTGTAGTCAACTACCTTAGTTGAGGTAGGTAGTGAGTATCGAACAACACCTGCAGTTAATGTTTTACTTTCAGTAGCGTGGTTAAATGGGTAATTAAATTCTCTTTGATTTATATATCGAACAGCTTCGTTAATAGCAGTTTTAGCTTGGGTTTGTATTCCCCTAGACGACGAAAAAGTTGAACTCGTTAATTCAACTTCATTTAACCTTGCCAGAACTTTGTTTGTTAAAGTTAGATAAGTTTCTGCCATTTATATAATCTTTCAAAATAAAAAGTTAGCTTAGGGGGCCAAGATAGACCCAGCCCCCAATTTGCTTTTATTATGCTAATGTGTCTCTATCGACTTCAGCAGCAGATGTGCTGCCTTGTTCTGAAACATCCATTAGTAGAGCGTAAACTCTAAGTTTACCTGCTGAGAAGGTAGCACCGTCACCTGCAAAAGTCAGGTCTAGTGTATCTGCTGAAGACAGGACAACTTCTGCTGAAGGTGTAACACTTGGCGCATATGCCAAATCTGATGCACCGTCAATGTCAAATGCTGTAACATATTCGTCAACGTCTGCTGCACCCAATGTTATAGTAGCATTTGTACCTGTGTTCATTGTTGCAGATTCTACAACTTGAACACCTGCGTGAAGTATATGAGTATTTGCTGGTAGTGTAATACATTGTACTACATCTGCTGACGAACAATCAATAGCTTGTGCAGTCAAGTCAATTATTAGTTCGACTTGATACGGCATACGTCCTCTGTTAGAGTTACCTGTAGCAGGAAGTAAAAGTGATGTTATAGTAGCCATTTTTTATGTCCCCCTACGCTGCGTTATATTTGGCGTTAACAAGAGCTTCTGGTCGAAGTATCTTTCTGCCATATAAGTGCATCCCACGAACAATGTCGCTGAATGAATCGGGATCTCGATAGGATTCAACTTTATTGATCTGTTCTGCGGTTGCAACTGCACTATCGTGTCCAGCAACAATAACCCCGTAGTTTGTATTTTGGTTTGAGGAGCCAGATGTTCCTGGTCCTGAACCTACTGCAGGTAGATTGTTAGACTGATAAACACGGAAACCGTGCAAGTTGTTTAGTACAAGACCGTTTTGGATACCTGATCCACCGAAGTCTGAATTTAGAAGACGTGAATCTTCATCTTTCAATAGTTCGATAAATACAGAATCTAGCACGATCCAGCGATTACGAGAGTCAACATTTTGTTGGTCTAGTAGTCTTGCCATTCTAGCGATTACCTGTAAAGGTGAAGCTGTAGCGGTTGGCTGTGCAGTTGCACCACCAAAACGAGGTACGAGAGGAATAGAGTGATCCCCTGCTGAACTTGTTGTGATGTTACCGAAGTCGCCTTTCTTTAGCTTCATACTAGAAAGTAGTTCGTCTGTACCAGCAGTAGATACTGCTACAGTTCCATTTACAGTTGCGTTAACTGTATCTGCGTCAGCGTGAAGTGAAGACTGTTTGAAACCAGCTAGGTATCCAAGAACATCTTGGTCCATTTGGTCAGCTAGTCTATATGCTGCACGATCTGTGGCAAGGTTCATAAAGTCAATGTGACTATGCGCTTCTTCGATATCGTCGATTTTAAATGCAAAGTAATTTGATTTATCGACAGTAAGTTGAAACTCTTCGTCATCAAGATCCTGCGGTAGTATTGTTGTACCTCTAGTGTACGCTTTTACTGAAACTTCAGGTTCTTTCATTATTTTTACGGTATCGCCTTGGTTTGCGATTTCACCAAAGTAATCATTATTGGTGATCGCATTAGCAACAGCAGACTTGCGGAAAGCAAGTTGTACCTGTTTACTATATATAATGGGTGAAAAATTACCATTAGGTAGATTTCCGTACCCACTTGCGGATGAAAAAGCCATTGTATAAAATCCTCCGTTAAGATATGGCTATGTGAAATAAACACAACATATCCACTAAAGGGGCCTGTTATTTTCTAGGGTGCAATTTAAGTTTTAGATCCGTCGATCTTGCTATAAACTGGGCCTATACTTAATAGGGTAGTTCTTTGCGGCTTAGTGCTTGGTGAAAATATATACATTAAATTTATGCAATTCGTGTATATATGTATAGTTATACTTACAATATTACAACTGTCAAGTCTTTTTTGACATATCGTAAGTAAATTTGCCCTCTCGAATAGCTTCCATAATCTCATCGGACCTTCGAGCGTATTCTTTAGGGGACATTCGGTTAACAGCAGACTCACTAAGAAACTTCTTAGATTGGTCTGCTTCTGGTGTACTGCGAGTTCTAGCGTTTACTGAAGAAGCTGCAGCTTTGTCTGAAGATTGCGTAGTAGACTTGTTTATGCCTTTGTCTTGTTTATATAGATCAATAACACGCGCAACTGATTTAGCGTCATCCATGTTTTCATACAGAGCATCTTTAACCCACTTAGGTTGTTCTTCAGCCCAGTTATGAAACTCATCACCGCTTCGTATCTTTTCAAAGTCAGGGTGTAAGTTAACTAATTCAGCTTCAGCTTTTTCTCTTACTGCGTCGGCGCGGATTTGCTCGAACTCCTTCATGCGTTTTTCTAATGTACTAGAACGCTCTGTAGCTTTTTTATCTGCAATAGATTCGACTATTGCTGCTACATCAGGATGTTGTCTTGACCACGCTTCAACCTCTTCTGTTGATTTAGGTAATACAAGTTCTTTCTTAGATGCTAACTGAAGTTGTGACTCTAGCTTTTCTAAGCGACTTTGAAGATCTTTTTCTTTTTCTGCTGAGTGCTTACGTAAATCTCCATAGCGTTTCTTAAAGGTTTTTTCTTCTGCGGTGAGACCTTCATCGCCCTCTTCTTTTTTAGTTTCAACTTTGTTTAGCTGATGATCTTCAGTTATATCTTCTTGCGTTTCTACTTCTGGACTACGCCCTGCGTCTTTCATTAGTTGATCTAATTCTTCTTGATCCTGTACTGCACGAGCTATGTTTCTATTATGGGATGGGGAATCTACCTTAATTGGTATATCTTTTTGGACTGCTACTTCCGACATGAGTTTACTCCTTTATGTTGGGGCCAGCAAATTTACTGGGTAGCCTTATGATTATTATCGAGTGTATATGCGCTTGTCGCTATTTCTTTTTCTTTTTACGTGTAGCTAATCCTCCTTTATTCATAAATCTTCCCCCTGCCTTATTTTCTGAAGTTTCTCCTACGTTATATCCACCTGCTGCAGCTTCTTCTTCTTCTCTATTATCTTCTTCACGTTTTTGTTTAGCTTCATCTATTCTTTTTTGGTTATCTTCAGCTTTTTTCTTATTATCAGCATCTATTCTAGCTTTTAATGTAGCTGTAGCAGTAACATCATCATCTCCAAAAGGAGGCTCTTCCGTAGCAAGAGCCGTATCGCCACTTACATCGTAAGTAGGAATGTAAGGCGTTGTGCCATCATCAGATGTGCTACTGCCGCCACCTAAGTCTTCTATTATATCAGCGTCGCTAATTCCTATGTTGCTAGGAATAGTTTTCTTCAAGTAATTTGGATCACCTGTCATAATGTCAAGATGTGTTACATCCTTACCGCCATTATTAACTTTTGCGATTGCCATATTTCCATCTCTATCACCTGCATCTATGTTTACTTGTAGGCCGTTCACAAAATCTTTTTGGCCTTTTGTACCCATATCATTCACTTTAGATACATAATCAGACCATCTTTTTTCTTGCGCTTTTGCTCCCATCCCAATCATACCTGGGACACCTGTTATAGCATTATATACCTTAGTCTTAGATATTTCGGCTGCAAACCTAGCTAGTTCTGCTCTAGTCATTACTTCAAAAGGCTTAACAAATGGGTTATTTTCTAATTCAGTGTTTCCTTCGTCTTCTTGAACAACAGGAGTTTGCACAGGAGCAGAAACTTCTGCTGCAACTCCTTCTTCAGTGTAGCCTGGAGGAATGGGGGACATAGGTACGCCACTAACAAATCTAATGAAAAGTCTTAACCCTGCTTCGTTAACGAATGTTTTAAATACTGTTGCTGGCATAGTAAACACAGAAGATATGCCTGAAGGAAAATTAGGAGCATCTGAATCTGTTAGACCACCATTATTAAATCCTGAAACCATACCACCTTCGTTAGCTTCCATGTCGTCGCCTTCTGCTGTATATGTTTGTAAATCATCTAAAGAGAAAGGTAGTTCTTCTTGGCCTTCCATAGGCATAGGTTCTCCCCCCATACGACCATCTTCTTCAAGCCCAGCAAGGTCTGTCTTAGCTTTAGTGCGAAGATCCTCAAAGAACTTAATACCGTAATATTGCAATACATCGGCTGGCACAACATACTCACCCTCACTTAATCGAGCAGGTATGTCATCTCTGACTTCTGATGGTAACGCCCCTGGAGGTACTTCATTACCGCTTACAGGATCTCGTCTAGGAGGCTCATCTCCGAATACCATTTCAGTCTGTTCATTTAGTGCCATTACTGGACCCCCTTCTGCCATTTTTAATTCTTTTTTGTTATATGTTAAAATGTCTGCTGCTGTTACATTATCTACTTGCGTAATTGGATTTCCTATATGCGTACCATTTTGTAATATTTCTAAAGGATGTAACCCTTTTTCTGGAACTAAAGAAAAATTAAAAGTTGCTTTCTTAACAGGACCTTTATTAGTTTCTAATATTATATTAGCAGTAGTATTAGGACTAGTAGGATCAGGAATAATTGTTCTATATCCTTCCCCTCCAACTTGTTTCTGTAATTGATTGGGACTAGCAAAATCATCTTTAAATATAGTGGCTGCTTCTTCATCAAGAAAAATAGTTTTTGCAGAAGGAGCCAAATTTTCACCTGTTACTGTTTTGTGTCTAGTAGTAATATTTCCTTTATTCATTACATACTCAGAACCTTTTCCTGTTTTAAAAAAACTAGTTACGGGTTCAGCTAAACGTGTATCTGTAGGTTCGTTTTTAATTGCTTCTTTTAAAGCATTTT